GTATTTTTCTTTGGCATTAGTTTGCCAACAGCAGGAGTTCCGCTTACGTTATTAAACTTATTAGCATCGCTACCCATGTAAGCACGGGCTCCAGATGCAACAATCTGTTCTGGTGATATATCTTTACTCATACTTTTACCTGCTGACTCTAGATGGGATGAAGGTGCGCCCATGCGACGACGCATTGCGTGACCTAATGATGTCCAAGTTGCCATGGTGACTCCTTAATGTATGTCTAAGGATAGAACTCTTTTAACTTGCTGAAATGGCAAACACAATAGCGGAAATTTCTCCGTCACGGCTTTCAATGGTTGTAAATCCTGGTTTACAGGTTAAATCTAAACCTCTAGGGGCTACATACCCACGAGAAATTGCAATTGCCTTAACTGCTTGATTTACGGCTCCAGCACCAACGGCACGAAGTTTAACTTCGTGTTTATCATAAATTGCGTGGGCTATTGCTGATGCAACGCTCTGAGGATTTGAACTTGCACTTACTCTTAAAAAAGGTTCGTCAGCGGGAATTACTACGGGTTCTGTATTCAATTGTTAGTCCTTTGGTTCGAATTGGTATGCCGCTCCTAGAACAAATGGTAAGGCTAAAGACGAGGTTGGTCTCTGTATTTAGAATCTTTCATTTGTTCGGCAACTGCCTTCTCGACCTCATTGTAGAAGTTTTTTCCTAAGAGCCTTGCAAGAGCGTAAGAATCTGCGGCATTATCATCATTAAACTCTATGCCCCATCGTTTGTATATCTGTAACAACATCTCTTGTTTTTTAGCATTTCCTTTGCCTGCTGCAAATTTTTTAAGGGTCATAGGTGGAACTTTTAAAGGATATTTTTTAATTTCGTCATCAAAATAATCATAGATAGTTATACGTACTAAAGCGGATAACTCTCCTAATACTAAGGCTGCGTGACTAGCAAGAACAGTACCCTCCATAGCGGTATCAAGAACTATGTTATTTTGTTCTTTTAAATAATCGTAATGATCAATAAGCCATTGTCTAATATCGGCTAAACGTTCTATTCCAAAATATGGGGATTTATAAACCCATGTTATATATTTATCGGGTTCATCATATTTCATTGCAGTAAAAGCAAACCCAGTTAAAGATTGATCAATACCAACTACTACATTGCAATTTTTTGGTAAACCACCATCAATCGCCTTGGTTGGCACGGCGTTCTCTTTCATCTATGACCATTTGCACAGTCCCTAGATAACCCGCCCCATCAACTAGGTTGTCTCTTTTTGATTGATAAATTTCACGACAAATTTTAACCCAAGCCATTGCTAATCCGACTTGTTCTTCAGTTACTTGTGTATTAAAAATAACTTCCCAACCTTTAGCAATGCGATTAAAGTTGTCTAACGGGTGATCGTAAGACTTATTACGATCACCCGTTATTAAACGCTGTGCTTCTTCAAGCACAGATTCTTCTGAGTTGTTAGTCAAGAACCCAACCTTTAAGTAATTCGTAGAATCTATTTAAGTATCTTTGAATTAAAGTTAACCTACTTTGAATAGATTGTTCAATTTGTAGTTTAGTTTTAGGTGTAGTAAATGTTTGACGTTCTACTGTTGTTCCTTGAATTGCAGAAATAGTTGCAGCAGTTGTTGAATCTACTTTTGGAGCAAATTGCATCTGGCCATTAACAAAATTATTTGGTCCAAAAGTAACAGCATTAGAATTAATAGTTGCAGATAAAGTTGTTGTATCTACAACCTCACTCCTAGTTACTGGTGCAGGAAAACTTGTATTTCCTTGTGAAAATACCTGCGCCTGAGCATCATATGTAACTGGATTGTCGGGTGTTCCACGATAACCGCCTTGATTTTGTTTAGTAACTGGGTCTACGGGAACTTGTAAAATTAAAGAACAACCAGGACAAGGTGTATCGGTTGGCATTACTCCATGCCAAGCACCTGATGCACCACAAACTGATTCTCCACAAACAATAATGTTTGTTACTTTTCCTGAAGAATCAACAACTGCATAAGTAGGTTGATCTTCTGCATATGCAGAAATTTTTGAAGTATTAATTAATGTAACTATAACTAATAAAGAAATTAATATTTTTTTCATGTTATAAATGTATCCCTCCGTCCCATTCGGGACTCGTTTGTTCTCCGTGTTATTTCCCTCGAAACTAAAGTGATGTCCCGTTCTTGATTTGAAACCATCATCTCTAATATCTTGCGATAAGCATACCGTTCTTCGTAGATATCTCCTAATTTAAGAATCTCTGGGTCAGTAGCAATCTGAGCCTTGGCTAAACTTACCGTTGAGCCTTTAGAGGCTACTCCCATTTTAGTTATAAGTAACTTATTCTCAGCCAAATCTAAGGCTCTCTGAGCCTCACGCTCACGAAGTTGAGCCTGAACTAACTGAGAAGCAAAGTAATCAGCCCAACCAGTAAGTGTAGTAAACATTATGGCTAAGTCTTCACTGCTCAACTCTGTAATGTCGGGGGGTAATACTGCTTGTTCATATTGTGGTTTTGGTAGGGCAAGACCCCTCTTCATTAATATATCTATTTCGTTCATTAATTTCCAATCAAAAGACAAGATTTACATCCTTCAGGTGAAACGTTGCATTCTGGCATTACGCTTGTTTCAACAGCATTTACAACTTTTTGAGCAGCCAAAAATATTCTTTCAACAATTTCATAATCAGCCTTAACAGTAAATTCTTTATAATCTTGATCTGCTTTTAATTCATAAATAAAAACTATTTCATTAGGGGCTTCTTCTCCAAATTGCCGTTTAGCCAATTCCAAATACATCTGCCCTTGAAGTAAATGGCTACGAAATGGTCGACGAATGTTTTTCCATGCCTTAGTTACATCACCATCAGCATCGTACAAAAGATCTGGAGCCTCGAACCGCAGAGTGCCAGCACCAATTGATTTAATTTCTATCAGGCAGTCATCTCCTAATCCCTTAACCCAGCCATCTGCATGACCATAGATACGAAGTGGCTCATGTACTAGTGGTACCTCTTTATAATCGTGTATAGATAAATCTACATCTTTAGATACAGCCCAACCACTGCCAGTTAAACCATTCCATTGTCCATATAGAACACCCATATCTGCTAATCGGTTTTGCCATTTAGCATGAATAAAATGTCCTTCATCAAAGATATTTTGAAGGCGAAGGTTTGGTTTTTCTCTCTTTGCCTTGCCACCATTTAATAGGTAATAGGAATACTTATGACACCAATCAGCCTTAATAATTTCTGAAGGATGTAGTACATCCGTACGACGGTCTGAATCTGGTTGCCTCATTAGGTGTCGCTCTATCTCACCTATAAGACGTGTATCAGCCTTCTTGGTATCTAAGAACTTTTGTAACTCTGTCTTTTGTACCATTTAGTATTCCTTGTCTGTACTGAAAATAAATTCTTTTAGGGACATTTTCTTTTTGTAACTCTTTTGCCACTTTCGCATTAAGGCATTACGTTCTCTGTGGCTTAATCCGCCCCAGATCCCATGTGGCTCATCTCTTTTGACTGCATCCCATAAACATTCGGTACGTACTGGACAGTGGTTCTTTCCTGTCTCACCAAGACAGAATGATTTGGCTTGATCAGCAATTGCTTTATACTGATCTTTATCACGAGGAGGGTAAAAGATGTCAGTGTCTTGACCTGAGCATCTTGCTTTATATCTCCAGGAGTATTCTGGTTCATCCATGTGTTAGGCATCCTTGATCTTATCTCGCATTTCCATGAAATCGTCTTCAAGAAGAATCACGTAATTCTCCCCATCAAGATGGATACCGAGTACTGGCATTCTTCCATCAAGTATTGCCTCTCTTACTATTTTCTTTAAGACATCGGATTTTACTGTAGTCTGTTTTTTACCAGTCCACTTATGTTCAATCAGCAGGTCGGCTGATCTTACATCACCCTTTCGTGACCAAAGAGCCCCAGATGCGGCGTTACGAGAACCACCAATTTTTTTGGCAAGTCTCTTCTCGTGCTTTTGAGATTCTTTCTGTCCTTTAGTCTTCAAGTTCTATCTTGCCATCTTCATAACCCTCCAGCAAATGAGGGACAAGATAAAAAAATGTTTCACGCCAAAAGCATTGACTGCAACCACAGAATGGTTCTCCAGAAAGTGTTTCTGGAACTACATCATCGCTTCCTTCCCATACGGCTTCAAACAACATGTCGGTGTAATCTTCTACACCTTTTTCTATTGTTTGTGCCCAATCAGTATCATTAACTATAAATTTTTTATTTTCAATCATTGTTAGAATCTCCAGCCATCGGTACATCGGAGGAATTAAGGACAACCTTTTGTAATTCTTCCTTGAGATCAATTTCTGCACGGATACTATCAATGACTGGTTCAATACCTTGCCATTTTCTTTCTCCATAGTAATACCATCCGCCTTTACGTTGAATAATATCTTTTACAACTGCAAGAGAGGCAATCTCTTTTGCAAAATCATACTCCCCTGGTAGACAAGGTCCACCATCGGCAAAATAAAAATCAAAGTAAGCAACTCGTTGTGGTGGTGCGGTTTTATTTTTTAATGTTCTTACTTTAATTCTTTGTCCTATACGTATTTTGTTAGTTCCACTACCTACTTCAATCCACTCATCTCTACGAATTTCACACCGAGTAAAAAAAGCATAATTTTTTCCTTCACCACCTGGTGTAGTTCTTGGGTCGCCATGCATGACACCGATTTTCATGCGATACTGATTAATAATTAAACCTAAAACAGGTCTTTCATCTTCTATAAGACTTCGTTTCATTGCGGTACCTACTACACGAAAAAATTTGTTTGTAAGAAGTGCACCCTTACCAACAGTCATTTCACTCATATCTTTTTCCATTTCTGGAGCAGGAGATAATGCTGGTAGTGAATCAATAACAATTGCATCAACAGATTTTGATTCAGCAAATTCAATTACTGATTGATAAGCCTCTTCCATAATTGATGTTTCAATAACAATAACACGACTGGTATCTACCCCACACATTTCTGCATACTCTGGAACCCATTGTTCTGCAGCAACCCACACAGTTGTGTGTTCTGGATTAATTGTTTGGTTTGCTGCAATAGTTTTTAAAGCAACGGCAGTTTTACCGTGTGATGGTTCTCCTATGAGTTCGTTCCATTGGTTTCCTGGAAATCCTCCTCCGAGGACATAATCCAACGTAGTACTACCAGAGGTAATACGAGGAATAAGGTCGCTCCTAATATCAGAAGCAAGGACGACCACATTATTGCCGAATTTCTTGTTGAGTTGTGCAACAATTTTTTTTGCTTCATCATTCATTATTCTCCTCCATTAAATTTACAATTTTGCAATCTTGTATTGTTATTTCAATAAACTCTTCGTTTTTAGTATAAATAGTATCTTTACGAATAATAGGGGCATCAATAAATTGTTGTCCAGAAATTAACAAAACATGGGTACGTTCATGATTTAACATTGCAAACATTGAATTAACATTTGCAAATTTTAATTTTCGTTTTGGAAAATGTACTGTACTAAAAGGAAACTCAGAACCCTTCCAGTTATGTTTTACTTCTACTTCACAATAATGATAAACTGCAGTTTCATCGTGATAAACAATGTCAATACCATATTGATCAGTATTAACCCAGGCCTCAAAACCCTTTGATATTAACCAATTAATAATTAATTCTTTTGCATTATCATTTTCTGTATACAATGATGAACTAAAAGGTTTATTCATTAATCAATACGTCCAATAATTCCTTGTGGATTCCAATTACTTTGAGTGTCATTACCTATTGAAGATTTAACAGAACCCTCAACTTTTGCTCCAGTTAAAGAACCAAATTTACTTCCTGATTGTTGTAATGGGTATCCACAATCGTAACATCTAAGTCCAACATTTTGTGCAGGAGACATATAATTTGCTGAACCACAATCTGGACAAGATTGTGTTTGTTTAACGCTTTGCGCTTTTGTAACAGGTTGTTGTGATAACGGTGATTCAAATTTTGTCATAGGTTGTTGTGATGGTGGCATAGGAACATTTTTAGTTTGTGGTTGTACAACTTGTGGTTGTGTTCCAAGTTGTTTAGCCCACCAATTTGCGTTACTCATTTGACTCCTTTTAATAGAACTTTATTTAATAATTGTGTTT